GAAATTTGTAAAGAACTTAAATTGTCAAATGTTGGAACTAAAAATAATTTGATAGAACGTATCTTATCAAGATAAAAAATCTTCTGTTATAACAATAGAATATATGAGTTGTTGTTCATCTATCGACGGTAATCAATGTCCTACTAAGATGAGTGATGGACGTCTATTTACTGATTATAGACCTAAATGTTTAGTATCAAATGATTTAAGTCAAGAATTAAATACAAACAGTCTTCCTGTTTCAAGTTACGAATCTCGACTTTATTTACAAAGAAATGCCGAAAAATTAATGGCTCAATATGCACAAGATGCTGCCAATAATCTTTTATGTGGACCTTGTACTCGTCCTTTCACAGATCCCGGGACTATGCTTCCTGAAAAATATGTCATACGCTGTGATAGTGTTTCTTGTTCAAGAATAGAAAAAGATCCCAAAGGTTTAGGGGATGGTCGTTCATACTAATTTTTTTATATTCTATTTCTATAAAGGTATATAATGGAATTAAACAGTAATAATATCAAAGCAAAGATAACAGTAATTGATGATTGTAAAATAAATATAGCTGGTAACATATTTAATTTCAATAACTTTAAATCTATTATAATGATTGCACCTAATACATTTGATAAAAAATCTTCATATTCTGGTCAAGGATTACCATTTCCTTGTGCTAGTATTGCATTTGAAAATACACCAAATAAATATATGATACAAAGTGATCAATTTGAAACTACTTTCGAATACCCAAATAGTTATTACACTGTTGCCAACAAAAAAAGAGTTGTATCAACTGTATATTTTTGTTTTGTTGATAATGATGATAAAATGTCTGTAGAATTTATCGAACTCGAAGACCTTTATCCATTAAGAACTCTTACAAATAGAGAGACTAGAAATGGACCCGAATTTTATTCTACAAAATATGATGTTTTACCCATTGATACAGCCGAGTCATTAATGTATCAATATTCTGATTTAAAAAGAAAAATGAAAATTGCTTAAAAAATGATTATGATTATTAAAAAATCTGTTATAAATGAAACCGCTTATTATTGTTGAAAGTGGTACAAAAATTAAAACGATATCAAAACTATTAAATTATAAATATGATGTCATTTGTTCTTATGGTCATTTTAATAATCTTCCCAAAAATGAATTAGGAATTGATATTGAAAAATGGATTGGGAAATATCAAATAACAAATGAAAAAACTATTAAAAATATTCGTAAATATGTGAAGAATAGTGAAGTTATTTATTTGGCAGCAGATCCAGACATGGAAGGAGAAGCTATAGCATTTCATATCTGGAATAATATAAAAGATTTATTAAAAAATAAGACTTATTATAGAATAGAATTCAATGAAATTACAAAGAATGCACTTATAAATGCATTAGATAATCCAAGACAAATAAATAAAAATATTATTGAAGCACAAGAAACTAGAAGATTTGTAGATAGATTAGTTGGATATAAACTATCACCATCTTTATGGTCGAAATTTGATGATAATACATTAAGTGTTGGTAGGGTACAGACAGTTGCTTTAAAATTTTGCTATAATCAGTATCAAAAACTAATTGAAAATAACATTGAAAATTATTGGACAATATCTGGGTTTTTTCGAAATAAAAATATATTTGAATTTCAATTATATCAAAATGATATCTTAGTCAAGGATAATTGGGATAATATTACAAGAATTATTTCATTATTTGATTTTCGGAATAAATTCTCAACTCAAAATTTTGAGAAAAAAAGTCAAAATAATCCACCACCACCTTATACGACAACAAGTTTACAACAAGATGCTTATAATAAATTGAGATTTACTTCTAAAAAAACAATGTCGGTATCACAACAATTATATGAAAATGGTTTAATAACATATATGAGGACAGATTCTACAAATATTTCAAAAGAATTCAAAAACAAAATCATAAAATTTATTGATGAAAAATACGAAGGTCATTCGCAATTTAGATGTCATAAAAATAAAATTGTAAATGCACAAGAAGCCCATGAAGCTATACGAATAACTGATATAAATAAATTTAAATGCGAAATCAATCAAGATTGTAATCGTTTATATGAATTAATATGGAAAAGAACAATTGCATCTCAGATGATTGCAGCAGAATATACAGAAATATGTACACAATTATTATATGAAAATAATTATAATTTCAAATATAAAAAATTATTACTTACAAAACTTGGATATCTTATTATATATGATAATAAGATAGAAAATGTTACAGAGCATATAACAAATATAGAAAAACTTACAATACAAAAATACCAATGTCGACCAAATTTAGATTCACAACCGTCTCTTTTTAACGAAATTTCTTTAATCAAAGAATTAGAAAAAAATGGAATCGGGAGACCATCAACATATGCTTCTATTATAGATAAAATATTGGAAAAGAAATATGTTGAAAAAAATCAATATCAAGGACAACAACTTGTTTTGAAACAAAAAACAATTGAAAAAAATAAGGAATATATTGAAAATATTGAGATTGATACAAGTATTAAAAAAAAGGATCTTCTAATTCCAACCCAAATTGGAAAGGAAATAATCGAATATTTGAACCATCAGATTCCTTTTCTTCTAGACATTACATTTACATCAAATATGGAAAAGATTTTGGATAAAATAACAAATAAGGAATTTACGAAAAACCAGGTTTTGTCTGATTTTTTCGAAAATCATATTAAACCATATTCAGTTCAAATTAAAAAACCAGATTTGAAAAGTGGTATAATTAAAACCAAATATGGTCATTGTTACTATAATGAAGAGAATAAAAAATATACAAATATTGAATCTTATTTGAAATGGAAAAATAAAAACTTCAACGAATTAGATTCCAAAGAAATCTGTTTCATCAAATCGTTACCGAAACAATTGGACAACGATTCGTATTTGCATCTTGGTCCATATGGACTATATAAAAAAATAAATGGGAAAAATGTCAAAATAGATAAAAAAGATTGGGACTCATTTATCATTTAGTATTTAATAAAGACATACTTTTTTCGAGATTATCAACACCATCAAATATTTGTTTGATTTTATCTTGTTTTTTATCAATATCTTGTTTAATTTTATGTATATGCCTTGCATTATTTTCAATAATTGTTAAATATTCTTTTTGTTTTTCAGAAATGGCCTGTTGTTTTTGTTGAATATCATTAATTTTTTTTTCTAATTCAACATCGCTTAAAGCGGTATTTAACGCAAGTAGGAAACTATCGTTGGTTTTTTCTATTTTAATTATACTATCTAATTTTTCTATAACTGCATTAACATTTTCTTCAATATTTTGCGTTTTTTGTGAGAAAGTTGTGGAAAATTCATTTATTTTCTCAATATCACTTTTCATTTCTTCAACAGATGACATTATCTTATATTTTTGTTTATAAATTATTTTCTTATATCAAAATCAAGGTTTTGAAATTATATGTAGATATTTTTTAAAATTATGATTGAACTTATTGAGTTCACGAGCAATATTTGCTAAACTAGTTCCTGCAGTATCACCACTTTCATCATCTTTCATAATATTTGTAATAGTTTGACAAATTTCTTCTGTTGACATTCCACCATTTCCCATGAATTGAAAGAAACCATTCTCATCAATTTCATCACTATCGTTAGTGTCATCATCGCTATCATCATCACTATTTTGAACTGTATTTTCTTCTTCACATTCAATTTCTTCGGTTATTTTTACATCAGACTCGTTTTCACTTTCACTACTACTATCGAGAACTTCAATAGTTGAAGACATTTTTACAGATTTATGTATTAAATACATCGAAATCTTTATATAATTTTATAATAGAGATGGGATTATCAAATTTAACAGGGAAATACATTTATTATACTTCTATTTTATTTGGTATTTTTATAACACTAAGTGTCAATATTCTAGCTAAACTTGTTCCTCGGAAATCAAATAAAATCAAGGAATTTTTTGAAAACACTCCAGTAATAGAAAATTCAAATAATCAAAATGAAAATCAACTTTTAAAAGTACCAAGAGAACAAGATATATTTATGTTAATATCAACATTAGAAAATGGAAAAAGTTTATCTCTAAATGATCTAAAATGGTATAATTCTTTATTAGATCAAAATACAATTTCGTCTTCTGCTGAAAATTCTAATATGTATTTCAATTTAGACAATGTTGTTTCATTCGAAAATAATTCTTCATATTATGATATACCTGGTGTTATTTTAAACAAAACCTCATTAAAAGGTCCTAATGCATTTCAGTTTTCTGATGATATCAAGAAATTTACTTTTGAAGAGTTTACTTCTATTTTAATATTCAGAATAAGAGATATTTCCGAACATCCTTTAATTCTATATGAAATTCCTTGCAATACTTCTTCTGTTGTGAAGGATAATACTGTAATAAATGTTGCAAATACTATTTCAATATCTATGACTAAGGTCAATGATATATTTATAAGAATAGATGTTCATTTTGGATCAAAGAGTTATATGATTATTGAAGAATATCCCATTGAATTAATTACAAATGATGTTCCTTTATTATTATCATTATCTTATAAGAATAATAAGTTTATTTTGAATATTAATAAAAAGGAGATATCTCAAAATATTGATGAAAATATTGCTGGATTAACTTTCGGTGCTCTTCCGGTTATTATTAATAAAAGTAAAAACTTTGGAGGAGTTTTATATTCATATTGTCATTACAAGTCACAATTAACAACTGAAGAAATTCAAATTTTTTACAAATATATAATTCATAATCTTTCTGGTGTGGAAAAAATAAAAATACAATCATCTGAATTAATTGATCTTAAAGGAAAATTAAAAGATTATGAAGAAAATCAGACAAAACTAAATAATTGTCAAATAAAGGTAAAACAACTTGAAAGTTCTAAAAACAAAAAAGCTATTAAAATGAGAAAGGGTGTAGCAATAAAACCCATAAATATTACTAAACCAGATGATATAAAAAATGATGAAAATTAAGATTTTGAGTACATTCCTTAACATTTGTTAGAAATTCATGAAGGTTTTATAAATTTTTGATTTTTTTAATGAAATGTACTCTAATTACATAATTTTTGTTTTAGTAATTAGTAAAATCATCGAGAAGAGAAGATAATATATTTGTCCTTTCAATAATTTCGTTTTCATCAAATGATGAAAATTTATTTGCAATTTCTCTAGTAATTTTACAACTACTTTCCTCATATGAACTTTTTTTCACAATATAATCTTTTGAACCTAAAGATGAGTTTCCTTTATGACCATTTTGACTATTTTTTCCTTCAATTAAAGTCAAATTACCAATAATATCAATATTGGATAGTTTAACAAGATCGTCTTTATTTTTTTGCGGGAAGATATGTTCAAGTGTATATTCGAGTGGAACAATATGTGTATCAGTATTTAAACAAGTTTCAATAAACAGAAGTAAATGAGTAGCATTGGTTGATTTGAATGTCATAGTTTGCAAAGAATGTAAATAATTTGGAGAGTTAATATTAATATTTTTATTTCTTTGTAAACATTTTTCGATATCATGAAAATAATCATATGTTGGGTCATGAAGAACTTTATTTGCAATTAAAATAAAGTCATGGGAATAACAAAGGTTGTTAAAATTTCTATTTTTGAATTGAAGATTCCTAAAGTAACATTTTACGAACAATTTAATCAATTTTCTATCTATTTTATCAGTCTGATAAAATATTGGAATTAGACACCACATATATACTTCCCAATTCAAACAAATACGAGGTGAATTATTAAGAAGTCTACCATATCTGTCTACTGAAATTTCATCATAAATTTTAAATAGTTTTTCAACAATTTTAAAGAATTTGATAACTTCTTCATATGTATTATTATTGTTGATTATTTTTGTAATAAAATCTTGATATTTGATTTTTCTATTTATACTCTTATTGTAAATTTGAAATGCAATATCGAAAATCTTTTGTCCAAAGTTGTTCTTATAAATTTTACTTTCCTTATGTTTCAAAAGTTCCCATTTTTCATAAATTTCCATCTTTTTGTCGTCAGGAATTTGAACAAGAAGAGGGTTCTTGATAATATCAAGTGATTCAACTGATCTACCTCTATTATTCTCCCAATCGAAAATTCTACTAACATATTCTGGATTAGTACAATCATAAAACTGTATATCAATATCAACTATTATGAACTTAAATAGTTCTACGAATTTATCTTGGTCATATTGTTTTAAAACAAGATGTTTACAAATATCGTGAAAAGCATTATACAATTTTGATTTATTGTCTTTATCGGTATCATATATATTGATATCATGTTTTGTTTTAACATGTCTTATAAAATCTGATTTACGCGAAATATTTTCACGACATTCTTCGACATTACACAAATACTCTCTTTTTTCTTCTAAAATGTCAAAATCATCGACATTGGAAAGATAGAAGACCCATGATTTAAAATCGTTATTGAAAATTCGCACAAGACTTTCCATATCATATGGATTGATACAGTAGATTTTAGGAATTTTACTGGTTTTATATCTTTCTTTAATTTTTTGTTGTTCCACTGTGAGGATATCAAAATCTGTATCGATGGTTAGAAGTGATTCGACTTTAGTTTTAAGTTTCTCCGAGAATTGCCCCATTGCAGTTAAAAGTAAGACAGTTGTTAAAATTCTTTGTTGCCCATCGTAAATGTCATTGTTGCCATTAAAATTCAAGTTGATAATAGACCCCATTTTTTCATAGTAGATGCCCTCTTCGAAGATATCAAATATATCTCCTAAGAATTGAGATATTTCAGAAGTACCCCAAGAATATTCTCGTTGGTTCATGGGAATTCTGAGATTTTTTTGGAGAATTGAGTGCCATGTTACTTGGTTTGTAGTATATGGTTTTATCCTTTGCATCACAATGATTTAAAAATATTTTGTCATTCTGTCATTTTTTATTTTTTAATGAAATATACTCAAATTAAATAATAGAGAGTACATTCCTCTACATTTATTAGATTTTCATAAAGGTTTTATATTTTTCTTATTTTTTTAATGATATGTACTCAAATTGAATGAAAAAGAGTACATTCCTTAACATTTGTTAGAAATTCATGAAGGTTTTATAAATTTTTGATTTTTTTTAAGAAATGTACTCTATCTAATATATAAACAATAATTGAATTAAATAATCAAAATGAACGCGGCTATTGTTATTCTTACACAAAACACAGTTGAAAGAAAAATTTATTTAAAAACATCATTATATTTTCTTTTCAAAAATTTCAATAAGAATTATAAATACCCTATTATTATTTTACATGAAGGAGATTATGATGATGATGCTAAAAAAGAAATTATTTTAGGTATTCGTAGTGATTATAGATATCTTCTTTCTTTTTGTGAAATTGATAAAGATGATTTCACTATTCCCAATAATATAGATTTAGAAAGAGTCAGTAAAATAGTTTCATTAAAACCTGTTCCGTATTGGCGTAATTTAAAATATCGAATGATGTGTAATTTTTGGATGAATCATATTTATAAATATACAAAGGATTATGAATATTTTATGCGTTTAGACGATGATAGTATCATTGAAGAACCAATATGTTTAGATCTTTTTAAACATATGTACGAAAAACAATTGATTTATGTATCCAATTTTGTACATATTGATTGTGGTCTATGTAATTATGGTATGAAAGATCTTTTTAAAACAATTTTTCCAGATTCTAAAGAAATAGACAAATTATTTATTTCCTCAAAATTACCAATGAAAACAGATGTTTTTGAAAAATTTAATCAGATTTTACAACTTAACAAATTGGAACCATCTCAAACTGATATTAATACTGATATGCCGATTATGTATTATAATAACTTTTTTATTACCAAAACAGATTTTTGGCAAAGAAATGATGTCAAAAATGTAATTCAAAAAATAAATGATCATGGTGGTATATTTTATTATAGATATGGTGATGCACCATTACAAACTTTAATTGTATCTTTACTTAATCCTCAAGGTATTTCAAGAACATCTTTTAAATATTCTAAAAGATTACAAAGAGAAGTTTTTAAATACGGAAATGAAATGCATTCATATATGCCGAAGAATTACGATGACACATCGTGTATCATAAAAGATAAAAAATGATAATAATAGTTATATATAATATAAATATGAAATATATAGGTGCCCATATTAAAAAGGAAACAACTGTTCTCAAAACATTACAAGTTCTTCATAATAGTGGTGGTAATGCTCTACAAATATTTGTTTCAAATCCTAGAAGTGCACAAAATGGTAATATTGAAAAATATAAAGAAGAATCTATTGATATTATCAAATTTTGTCAACAAAATGATATGAAAATTGTTATTCATGCACCATATACAATCAATTTAGCAAAACAACCAAAAGAAGGTAAAAGAGATCTAGAACTCCAAGATTGCTATTGGATCAGACTTTTAATTAATAACTTGGAAATATCAGATATTATTCAAGCTATAGGTGTTGTATTTCATGTTGGTAAATATACAACATTTTCTATCGAAGAAAGTATCGAAAACATGTTTATTGCTCTCAAATATATTATTAAAATAATGAAAAAAAATAATATTAAATCAAAACTTATTATCGAAACACCAGCTGGAGCAGGAACTGAAATGTTTGTAAATGATATGGAATTTATACAATTTTATAACAGATTTTCTTGTGATGAAAAAAATTATCTCAAAATATGTCTTGATACAGCTCATATATGGTCATCTGGACAAGATATAAATACTTATTACACAAAAATAGAAGATAATATCAAAAATGTATCTGTTATACATTTCAACAATAGCAAGAAAGAGATGGGATCAAAAGTTGATGTTCACGAAACAATTTTTGAGGGAAAAATTGAAAAAGATACTATGAAAACGTTTGTTCAATCTTTGAAATATGATCCTATTATTATATTGGAAAAACCTTCAAATAATCTTCATAAAGAAATTTCTTGGATAAAAAAATAAATTAAATATTTAAATGGACAAATTATATCAATATCAAAATATACTAATATCAACAAGTATATTCTTACCTCTTTTTTTAAAAATAAATAGTTTTTTCGATAAAAATATTCAATTATTAAAAATCGTTGATATAACACTGAAACAATATACAAATTGGAATTTAGCACTTGTTATTATAAATTATCATTATAATAATGATTATATGAACATTTTCCTTTCAATAAATTCTACAACTGTTTTCGTAATTTATCACATTTTTCATTTCAATAATAAATGTATGATCAAAAATATCCCAAATATTCCAAAAGATATGAATTACACTTATATCAATAGTTTAAATTTAATTGTTCATATTTTGCCATTTTTATCCTATGTTAAGTATTTTTATATTTTAAAAAACTCTATCAATTATAATATTGGATTTAATGTTATATTATTTAATATGATATGGGCTTTACAATGTTTTCAAAGTTTTGATCCACATACAGTATATTTTCAAATTCAAAAAAATAATGTTTATTATTTATGGATTTTTCTCATTATTTTGAATTCATCACTTGGTGTTGTTTTTATTCAAAACTAAATCATTCCAACCATTGGTTTATTTTTACAAGGTCCGAATGTCTTTCTATGATATTTGGTTATTCCATATGTGTTTATAGCATCAATATGCTTTTTAGTACCATATCCTTGATTATTTGCCAAATCATACTTTTCTAATATTGGATATTCGCTAATTAAATTTAAAAGATTTGTATCATGATAATCTTTCGCCAATATTGAAGCAGCTGCTATATTCAAATACTTTGAATCACCTTTTATTACACATTCATATGGTAACATATCGCTATCTATAATTGGTGGAACATAACCATTAAAATAAGGCCCGTCTATTTTGAGTTCATCAAATTTGTGTTTTTTATAAGCACTGTCTATGGCTCTATTCATAGCTTTCATTGTACTTGCTAGAATATTTGTATTATCTATTTCTTCATTTGTTGCAATTCCAATTCCATATGTTATAGCATTATCCTTTATATATTCAGCAAGTACTCTTCTTTTTTTGAAATTCAATTTTTTTGAATCTTTTATTTCCAAGTATTTAGTATCTTCAAATTTTTCAGGTAAAACTACACAAGCAGCAACGACATCGTATATTAAACCTCCTCTATTTGATTCGTCTACACCTCCTACTAATACTTTATTATCAAAATGTAAATAATCTGTCATGGTCATTTGATTATCACTATTTATTTTTATATATTTTCAATATAGAATATGAATTATAAATATTTATATATCATTATATTAATTCTTCTTTTTGATGCAATATGGATAGGTTCAAATATAAAAATGTATAGTGATTCTGTTAGAGAAATTCAAGGAAGTGAAATGATAATAAGATATCATTTTGTGATCATAGCCTATATTGTCGTGGTTTTGACAACATTATTTATAACTATTCCATTCACAGGTTATCACATTGGCAAAAAAGCTGATTTATCAGAACGATTATTGAATTCATTCATTTACGGTGGAGGTACAGGGTTTGCAATATATGCTATTTACAACTTGACTTGTCTATCTATTTATCATAAATATGATGTTTATGTTGCTATTAAAGATACTTTATGGGGAACATTTCTTAATACAATAATAACATTCATTTATTATATTATTTAGCTGCTATTAAATTTCTAAGCATATTTCCAGCACTTGATACACTCGAAAACATAGATTCATAAAATGGTATTAATTGTTTTTTGAAAGCAAGTAAAATTAACACTACAAAAATACTAATAAATGTTATAAATGTTAATGCTACCATTATTTTGACAACAGATAACAAATATTTAGAATATTTCTGTTGAGAAAACCCTTTTTCAGTTTTATAATCAATAAGATTGAAACCTGTATTGTTCATACTAATTTGTGTTTCAGAAGTTGTTGAACTATCTTCTTTTTTATAAGAATCATCGAGTATTTTTTCAAATTTTAACGATTGTTTTTTATCAGATTCACCTTCATTCAATCTAAATAAGATAACATTTTTACTATAAAAAGAATTTCCATTAAAACAAATATCACAAGCTTTATAGAATTTTTTTTCTGATTCTGTAAGTTTATTATCTGGTTCTGTAATTTTTGTTTCAATTTTTGGTTTGATTTCACTACATAATTCCCATGCATCTATTATATTTTCTTTAGAATGAATAAAATCTGATACTTTAATAACATTTTGAATTGGAGCTTTGATGTCATTAAGCTCTATATCGGTTAGTTTTTCCACGGTTGTTTGAATCTCTGTATAATGTTCATTAGCATTAATATTTAAATATGAATTATCGAAATCAGTTATTTTTTGTTTTTCTTCTTGACTTTTCAAAAATTCATAATCTTCAGAATTTTCAAGATTTGTTTTGAAAGAATTTCTTAATTCTCCTAACTTTTTTGTAACAAGATTTGAGTCATAAGAATAACCATAAAGTAATACAAGTTGTAAAGGAGTATATGATATTTGGTTTGTATATAAACCATAATTTATATCATTTTTTGAAATACATTTTTTTAAATCTTTTGGATATGGTACCTTACCCAAATCACAAGGTTCGTATATTTTATTTTCATCATCGCTTTTATCTAAATAATACATATTTCCATGATAATAATCTGGGATAGTAAACCAATCATACCACCTTTCTTGCAAAATATTTTTAACTTCGTGATCTATTGAATCAGATTTTAAATTGCTATCATTTCGATATAATTGTTCAGGAAGAGTCATATTTTTAGGATATATACAATTATCATTATCACCGGATCTCACTAACCATGGATTATCGGATTCAATAACACAATTCTTATATATTTTTCCTTCAGATTTTGAACACAATCTGGTGTTACTTGCGATATCTTCAATAATATAAAGAGTATCTTTATCACTATTATTATATTGTGTTTTCATCTGTTCTTTGCAATCAGTAAAATGTGTTTGTAAAAAATCAATATCAAAACTACATTTATCATTTGCCATTATTTAATAATTATATATATATTTTTTATAGCACTAACTTTGTATATACCTTGTATTTTCTATTTTATCTTTATCAATATTACATTCATTATCATCAGTACATAAATTCCATTTTTTAGTAGTATTATCATAATTCCATGTCATATTTTTAGATGTTTTATTGTTATCTCTATAGTATTGTTTAGCATTTTCTGGCAAATTTTGAAAATCAATGTGTTCAGATTCGTTCATTTTCCATATAAAATCTTTCGGACGGTACACTTTATAATTGTTTATAATTGAAATATCATCTGTTCTAGTAGTTTTAAGTGTATTTCTTGGAAATGATGTTATTGGTTTTCCTGAGACAAAATTAGAAATCATATTAACATATGACATACCTGATGCAAAAGGCTCAGTATTATTTAAATAATAACCTACAGTTCCTTTATCAGAAATTTTATATTGAGAAATATATCTCGAAGGCATTGAAGGCGTTTGATAATTAAAATTTGAATTAGATAATATTGGATTATTTATCTGAAATATTTTTTTTATCTCAGGGTTACCATTTTCATCAGTACCTTGTTCTTCCCGTTGATTAAACATCTGATCAACAATTTTTTTAAGATAATATTCAAAATTATCATGAACAAAAAATCCAACCAGACCGATAATAAACAGTATCAATCCTATTATACATATCAATGCAACAATAGTAGCAGCACCCCTAGATGTTACAAACCATTCACCAACCATTTTTAAAAGTTCGATACCTTTCTCGATACAAAATTTTGCAGCGTTATATAACTTGTTTCCTATCGATCCTAAAACATCTTTGATTACAGCTAAAATTGCAGACAATTTTTCTAAAGCTCGTGCAATAGCAATACTGTTTGCTACTTTATTTATTCCTTTGTTGACCATTGCTTGTCCTTCTTCACTAATCTTTGTAACTCCTTTTTCAACCAAAGTTTCAGCAACTCCTTGCATTCCTTGCACAAACTCTGTTCGTTCTGCCATTCCTTATTTATTAAGAATATTTGTTTTGTGTTAAAATTAATGTAATTTTTATATTGACATTGATTAATGAAAGTAAAGCTAGTTGTTTTATGTATAATACTGTTTTATATTTATTGTTATTTTGTATTTCCAGATGATGTTAAAATATTACAATCTTCAATAAAAGATTTTCAATATAATATGTTATTGAGAAGACAACCTTTAGTTGTTGAAGATAATGTCAAGGATATTATTTCTTTGATTAAAACTTGGTTTAGAGGAAATATAATTCAAGATACATATTTTGACAATAATAGAATATGGAATATTAATAATTACAAATATTTATTAATATATTCATTAGAAGATACTGAAATTCTTTTATACCAGGCTGGAAACATTGTTGTAGATGATGTACCAGATGAAAGAGAACCTGTTATATCAATAACATTAAAAAAATTTCAAAGCACAATAGTTCCATTTAGATGGTTTTATAACCTATCAAATAAAAATGATGTAAAATTATATGGAGTCCATGATTATGTAACATATTTTATATCTATGTTTACTTAGATTTTCTTGACTTTTGTGATGATTTTTTAGAATATACAATTCCGTTCTTATCATTTAAATAATCAGTTTCAATTGTATTACGATGTTTTGTCCATAATTCAAGTAATTCATTTAGTTCTTTTCGCCAAACATTTTCTACAGAAGTATTACGAATATCATTTATCTTATTTGTTAACTCCTCTACTTCTTTTTCTAAAATTACTTTTCTTTCATATGTCAATTGTGAAATTGGCATTCTCAATAAATAATTATACCCACCTTGATTTTCATCATCATTTTCTCCATCTTTTTGAATCTTTTTATATTTTAGTTGAATAAGTCTTTCAACAATATTTACAATTTTTTGATTCATAATAACAATTTTACCATTAATTACATCTAAGATAAATCTAATTTTTTCTGAAAGAGAACTCAAATCTTTTTCTAATATCTCCAATTGATATCTTTTTCTTTCATGATATTTTGCTAATCTTGTAATTGACCATTCTTTGATAATATCAGATGTAGTTTTATATTTTTTGATAGCACCTTTTTCACTATATAAATGCATATTATTTATATTCATATTTTTGGATGATACCAATTTGAATTCTGATTCAAACTTTTCACCGAGTTTTTTACGAATATCATCTGTAAAATGTAGAACAAATTTGACATTCTTAGATGTATAATGATTTTCAAATGTTTTCAAATAATTTGCTCCAGAAGTTATCATATTTTCCAACATTTCTTTATAATCTTCAATCCAAGTTCCAATTGGTAATTCTGTAATTTCCATTGTGACATCATCTATCCAATTATATACACCTTTACTTACAAATGTGCCCTTTTCACTATAATCAATAGATCCTGTAAAACCAAGATACCACGGTTTAAAATTTTCAATATTTACATCAGTATTGTTTTCACTTGCATCACATATTTTCAAACAAGCTTGAATAATATCATCAGGATTAAATTGTGGAACATTTGTGGAAAACCCTGTTCCGATTCCAACACCTCCATTAACTAAAATCATAGGAATAATTGGAATATAATATTCTGGTTCAATTTTATCACCATCTTCTTCTAAATAATTGAGGATATTTGCATCTTCTTCTCTATAAATAAGTTTTGTAAGAGGAGACAATAATGTAAATATATATCTTGGTGAAGAAGCATCACTTCCTCCAACCAATCTAGATCCAAATTGACCATTTGGTTGTAGAAGATTGATGTTATTAGTTCCTACAAATATCTGTGCCATACCAACAATTGCTTGTTGGAGAGATTGTTCTCCGTGATGATATGCAGTAACCTCACTTACATTTCCTGCTAATTGCGCAACTTTGATTTCATTTGTAAACAGTTTTCTTTTCATACAAGCAAACAATATTTTACGAGTGCTTTCTTTCAAACCATCACAAATATGATTTATAGATCTTTCTAAATCTCTATTACTGAAATGAATGAGTTCTTTATTAACGAAATCTTCGTATTTTACATTTTCATTTGTATAATCTAATACATTGTTTTTATTATAACTCATAAGCCATGATTTTCTATCATCTGCACGCTTTTTGTTAAAAGCTAAATCGAGGTATTTATCTGATGTATCTGTTCTAATATATGTTATTGTTTTCATATTTTTGAAATATGATTTGGCTTCTTCATCCTTTGAAGTACCCAATCCTTTATAATATTTAATCTTCCATACACCTTGTTTTGTGTTATTCCATTGTTCATAATCACTCATATTATAGAATATGTTGACATCTCCTCTACTATTTGATGCTTTGATTATAGGAGTTAACATAGATGTTAGAAATCCGTCGATCTGATACAAAGAAGGCCATAATGATTCAAATACATTGAATAATAGACCTTTGATATGACTACCGTCGTGATCTTGATCCGTGAGAATCATGATTTTACCATATCTCAACCCTTTTGTATCATTGTATTTTTTATTTTGTTCAAGTCCAATGATTTTTTTCAGAGCAGTTATTTCCGCATTTTCTGAAATTTTGCTTACAGCAGCATCTTTGACATTCATTACTTTTCCTCTCAATGGAAATACACCATATCTATCACGCCCTATTACACTTAATCCAGCAATAGCCATTGTTTTTGCCGAATCTCCTTCTGTCAGAATAAGAGTACAACTATCACTATCTTTTGTTCCGGCAAGATTAGCATCATCTAATTTAGGTATAATTAATCTTGATGTTTTTTTACCATCAGTCTTGGCCAATTTCTTTTGATTTTGAAAATCGGTAAAAGATAGTACTTTTTCGACTATATTGGTTTTGTAAAGTTTTTCAATAAATTTATCGGATATATCACATTTTGATCCAAACTTGATTTGAGGAGTAGTTAAAGTCTCCTTGGATTGACTGTCAAATGCAGGATTTACAATCGTACTTTTGACAAATACGAATAAATTGTCTTTGATAACTTGTGGTTTGACAGTCTTTTTCTTTTTACTTTCGATAAGATCTGATATTTTTTTAATAATAGTATTTGTTATAAAATTGACATGTGTACCACCACGGACGGTATTTATCCCATTAACAAATGAAATTTGTTCATATCCATTCTTTGCACTCGAGACAGCAATTTCCCATCTTTCATTACATTTTTCATAAATCAAGAAATCATCCTTTTTGTCTATGAAAAGTTCTGCATATTTTTCAAAGTCTTTGATTGGAAGCTTTTCGTCATTAAATGTTACTGAAACATTCTTATTTGTACACGCAGCAGCATCAATAGTTCTTCTTTTAAATAATTCATATATATCATTATTCATGCCATTCAAACCAAATCTTTCATAATCAGGTAGAAATGAAATTTTAGTATAAGGTTGTTTAGAACTATTTCTCACTGATGGTTTTTCCTTCTCTAACATATTATTTTTGAATGTTTGTGTAAATATCTTTTGTCGATAATGATCAACTGTTTCTACAGTAAATTTCTTTGAAAATATATTAGTTAGTTTCAAACCATATCCTCCTTTTCCACCAATTATCTTTTCTTCTTGGTGATTGTAATTAGTACTTGTCAATAGTGTTCCAGTTATTAATTCTGGGATATATGTCTTTAGATTTTCATGTTGAACTACATCGATGCCATTTCCATCATTATAAACGGAAATAATACCTGTATCTTTATCAACATTGACTTTTATATTTTTCATATGTTTGATATTTTCCTTACCATTCTTTTCTTCAATTAAAAGACGAACTGAATGATCAATCGCATTTACAATAACCTCATCAAAAATTTTAAGAAGACCTGGAACATATGTAATGTTTTTTGATTCCATTTTTTTAGAGTCATTATTGAATGTATATAAATCAAGTGATGTTGCATTCACTGAACCAACATATGTATCTGGAATATTATATATGTGTTCTCGTAATTCATATTTTTTGTATTTATCTTCGATTTTTTGTTCAGGCATCCCCTATTATTATGTATAAAAAATATGATATATGGAATAATCATTTTTTATTTTTATATCTTTTGATTTATACACTCATTTGTTAGTTTTAATATATGTGATGCTATATCGCTTATATTTTTATTATCAACATCTATTATTATTATATTTTTCCCTTCTTTGATTAGATCATTACATATTTGTTCGTGTTTTTCATGTAATTTCTGTATATATTTTTCCGTAATATGTTTTTCACTTTCACGATTTCTCTTTTTTATTCTTTGAAAACAATTTTCAGGAGATGATCTCAACATTATTTGAATAGCATTTTCCCACGATTTATCTGTTTTCTTATGAAGATCTAATAATATTTCCTTTTCATTGGCAGATATCATATTTGTTTCTTCTGCAATATCGATAAATACACCTTGAATAAATTTTGGACTTCTTTCGACAAATATATTGATATTATGGGTTTTTTCTTGTATCCAACACCTATCTAACCATACTCTGATTTGAAATTTGAATACATTTGAAGAGTCATTATATAAATCGCTCAAATAATTATTCCAACTTTCCACTGGTTCCAAATCAACAGGTATTTTATAATTCCTATGCAAAAAATTCAGAACACTTGTTTTACCAGAACCTATATTTCCATCAATAGTTATTAATACCATTAAACATAAAGGTTTTATAAAAATTAAATATCATTTTTTATTTAAATAGTTTTACTGAATAAGTGAATGTTTTTTAAGTATTGATTTTACCTTCTTTAAATTTATTCCTTTACTTTTCACCATTTCTTCTTTCAAACATCTGATTTCTTTTATCAGAAGATATATGATAATGTCTTTGACTTCTTTTGTCATTTTGATATCAAAATAACGCAAATGAGTATTGAGTACTTTCATGATTATTTTCTCATATTTTTTAGAATTACCACCAACTTGTTGTCTTATCAAATCTGACTCTTCAATATTAAAATTTTGCATATCTTTACCAATATTTGCTTCAGAATACATAGTTTCATTCATTCCTAAATATTGTGCTGATCCTAATCTTCCACCAGTCATTGTTTTTTTGCATTTGCAATTTATTTTTAATATTTTATCAACAATATCATATATTTTTTTATCAATAATTTTACATTTTTCTTTTTGACATATAATATTAAGTGCTGATATTATTTTAAATAATTGCATATCAAACCAAAGTGATATACATTCTATTAATTTATCTGATTTATCATTTTTATTACAATCTTTCAAAATATCTTTTGATATACTATGAAATAATTTATAATTTTCCATATCTAATAAATATTATGAAAATAATTCTTTCATTATATTAAATATGAATTCATTAAATTTTATGCAACAAATAACAAACAATGTTGATCAATGTAAAAGAACATCTTCATTTCCTGTACAAGTTGCATCTCCTTTTCAAAAAAGATCAAATAATCAAAATGATCTTTCTTTAAAAAATAGAATTGACTCTTTAAATGTTCAAAAAGCCTATGATACTTGTGAGTTTTATAAAAAAGATAATAATAAATCAAGTAATGGATTTGATATAGTTTCAAAAAATATGGAACATACTCCTGTTTCTTCTTTATTCTTTTCACAAACAAACATAGATGCTTTACAATGTGGATTAAGAAATATTGTTTATAAAAAATCAAATGGACAACATGTAATTGGAAAACAAAGCGAAATTGAATTGAAAATAGTTATGAGGTCTATTTATTTCGATTATCTTCGTAATGGATTCAAAAATATGACTTATTATCCCGATCATAATCCAATTAACAATTTTGATAGAGATGTTTTGAATACTGTAAGGAAATTAAATGGTGGAGTTTTGGAATGGTGTTCTCAAGAAATTTTAACAAACATTCAACAATTTGCTGATTTTAAACTTTTATTAGAAGCCGATGGTGTTATGAATGTTATGGACAGACCACAGACAACTAATAATACAGGAATGAGAAATCAAAATTAAAAATAAATTCTCTAAATATAGATAATGACTGAAAAAGAAGTTGTAGATATTGAATCATTAAATGAAAGTGAACGAAAAAAATTTGATTTTGCAAAAATGAAAATGTTCAAATGGACTATTTTGACTTGTATATTGTTTTCCGTTATAGCTGGATTTTTACTTTTTACAATGATGTTTACAAAATGGGGTAAAGAAAATATTTATGACAAAATGTCATATTTTGTTTTTACTTTTACAATAGGTACCTTATTCGTCATATGTTTATTATTATATAATATTTATGCTTTTGAACCAACTAAACCAAAAGAAGGACTTGGGTATGACAGTGAAATATGTCCTGATTATTGGGATTTAGTGAAAGAAGATTCAGAAGTTATTGAAAATATTGATTTACAAGGTCTTAATATAAATCATTTCAAGTACAAATGCAAACTAAATACAGATATCATATCAAAAAATAAAATGAAAGACCATCATGTCGCACCATCTGATTTATTGGATAATGATCCGACTACTGCATTACAATCAAATAATAATGTTTTAATGAGTTATCGAAATATTGCAAATATGAAAGATATAGATAAAGAAAATCTACAATATTTGAATGTTATGTCACATATTAATAAAGGAAAGTTTACTACCGAGAATTTACTACCGAGAACCGAGAATCCTTTATTATCAGAAACCGATGATTGTGACGATAATTATTTGTCAAATATAGATTTTACATATCCACTTATATGTGATCAAGTATATCCAATGTTTTTATCATCAATAGATCAAAAAAATAAAAAAGATGACCCAAATGCAAAATCATTAAGATGTGATTTTGCAAAAAAATGCAATATACCATGGACTGAGGCTGGGTGTAATTAATTAAATGAAGCCACGTCTTAAGACATAGATTTCTATTTTTTGAATTTTAATCCCTTACCTATATCATTTAACATATCATCAATCTTTACATAAACATTATTCAGATATTGATCAAAAAAATCTTTTTTATTGAGATGAAAATATTTTTTTTCTTCTTCGACATTGTCTCTTGTAAAAATTATTATTCTTTGAAGTACTTGATAAACTTTATCATCTTGTTTTTGTTCAATAAATTTAAGTTTTTCATCAAGAATATGTTTTAAAATATCATCTTTTGATCTATTCAAATCAATATCTATCCAAGTTACTCCACTAAGAATATCAAGTATAGTCCAACACATCCCTTGAATATCATCCATAAATGTCTTGGGATATTGATATTTTTTTATTTCCTCTTTATGCATCATTGTAGATTTATGAACAGGGGTTCCTTCAGGTGGCTGTATTTTTGATTCTCTTTCTCCAGATAAATAAAGATCTTTGGATAATCCAAAATCAATTAATTTTACTTCTTTTTCATTTTGATCCGTCCAAACAATATTCCCTGGTTTAATATCTCTATGTACTATCCCACATCTGTGAATACTTTTTAAAACATCCATTAACTGTTTGGATATTTCTTTTATTTGTTTTGTTTGACTTGTTTTCAATTTAAATGTAGTTAAATCATTGCCATATAATGGTGTTATCAATATGTACATTGTTCCTTTTTCTGTTTTATGATCACCGTATATAATCAAATCTTGAGAATATTGACTACAACCACCATTTTTTAACAAAGTCATTATATGAGATTCATCTGGTATTTGATATGATGTATTTTTATCGACCGGTTGCATTTTAATAAATACTTTGTCATTTGTTTTCTTATTTACTCCGTGAAAAAGTAATGCATCTGAAGTTATTCCTAAATCTCTTGTTATTTCAAATTGTTCACTTTTGATATTAAAAACACTTCCAACTTTATAACCAAATTTTAGCATTTTTGACTGCAATCGTGTAAGTTTTATCTTATTTTCAGGTTTTATTTTATCATTTATAATTGGATCTTGTGGAATAGCTTGAGAATTTGGAGTCTTGTTCGATACTTCAAGATCAAATAACTCAAGTAAAATAATAAGTTTTTTCTTCAATAATGGTTTTTTTAAAATATTATAAATATTTTTGATAATAGCTTCGTTTGATATTTGCTTTATAATAACATCTTTAGAATTCATTATTTTCTAAATTATCAATATATTTTATTTGTTTTCATATATTAAAATATGCTCTCAAAACATTTATTAATCATATTCTTTATAAATGTTATACTAAATTTTATTGTTTTCTCTTGGTGTGTTGTTAAAAATAAAAACAATTGTGTTTGTCATAATACACAAAGACTCTTTATACAATTTTATTCCTACTTTATTCTGATATTTGTGTTTTTGATGTTTATTTTAAATTATTTTAATATTATCAGATACAACTCTGTACTTTTTGGATTTATATTATATTTCCTATTTATTTTACAAATATTTGTAATATTTTATACTATCATTTTAGTGAAAAGTATAATGAAAAATAAATCAATTTGTGATAAATCTAGATATACATTTAATTATAATGATATTTTTCTAGGAATTACTTTTATAATCTTATTTATTATTTATATTATTATTTCATAGGTGCAGTGATCGTTCCATTATGTTTATAATTGTTCAAAACAAAATCGTCATATCTTAATGATTCAATCCATCTTATTTTTTCATCAATTGAACTATCTAAATTAGGACATTCTTTTGTAATTTCCAATATAGGAGGTTTTTCTATATTATTTTGTAATTGTTCATTAACACCATCGATATGTTCTTTATATATATGCACATCTGTCATATTTATACTAATACCATGTGGTTTCATATGTAATACTTTTGCAATTATATGAACTAAAACAGATACACTTGTGATATTAAATGGTAATCCTAAAAATAAATCAGTACTACGCATACTAACAGAACAATGTAATCCATTTTTATCTTTATAAAAAACATAAAGAATATGACAAGGAGGCAAAGCCATTTCGTGTAATTGTACTGGATTCCATCCACTTATGACTGCTCTTCTACTATTTTCAGGTTTAAGAAGTTCTTCAATTACATATTTGATTTGATCAAATCCGTTTTCATTGCTTTTATACTTTTTCCCAAAAGATTTCCATTGCCAACCATATACAGGACCCAGTTCTCCTTCTCTATAATGATTTAATCCAATAGAATCCAAATATTCACGACTTGAATTACCATTCCATATATTAACCTTTTTATCTCTCAACTCGTTTGAGTCAACAGATCCTCTTAAAAACCAGAGAAGTTCTTCTATTACTCCTCTAAAAAATACTCGTTTACTTGTTAAAATTGGAAACTTATCTTTGATATCATAAAAGGATATCATTTTTCCAAAACAAGATAATACAACACCATTCCTTGTTTTCTTTTCATCACCATTTTCAAGGACATATTTCAATAATTGTAAGTATCCTGTTTCATCACGATAAGAATCCATTATATATAAAAAGTGTTCAAATATTTAAATAATTTTCATATAAAAAAAAGATTTCTAAAACCATTAATGAAGAAAAAAGGTAAACAATCTATAAATAAAGAAGGTATACCATTTGTTTCAATTAAATTGAGAAAAGTGAATTCAAAATATGGTGGGGTGTTATATCAAAATACACAAGTTTCTCCTTCTTCAAAAATTGTAAAAAAACAAAAAATAAAACACACTTATCAAATTCAAGAAGATGATTATATTGCTTCAAAAATGAATTCATTGAATATCAATGATGAAAAAGACCTTATTTTGAAAAAAATTCAGTTATGGAATAAAAATCCGAATATACATCCCGTAACTAAATCTGAATTAAAAATAAATTTCATAGATGAAAAATCAGATTATGCAATACTGTATAAAGAGACTTTCATATTTTTTTACAATCTTGTTTCAAAGAAAGATATAAATTATATTATCAAATATATTAAAAAAAAGTTACCAACCTTACACTATATCAATATAGTGATTCAAGAAAGTAAATATATATTCGATTATTTATTTTATCAGAACCTAATTCAAATACATGACAAGAACGATGTTATGATAAATTTGAAATTTTCAAAATTATATGAATTAATAAGTACAAATGATATCATCGTATTAGAAGATTTTAATTTTGATAATGCTACATCTTCGATAAATGAATATTTTAACCTTTTTATTAAAACATTTGTTTATTTAATATTTTCAACTATATACGATGTTGTTGAAGAAAAAAAACTTGTATCTAAAAGTATCATAAATGAATTGTTTTTGTATAAAAAAGACTTAGATGATATAGCTATATTAAATAAAAATTTTAACCAAGATGTTAAGAAATATATATATGAATATTTTATTAGAAGATCTATAAATGAAAATTTTGTTACAATAGACGAATTATTTTATTCAGAATTTATTTCAAATAATTATGATATGCAAGATTTTCTCTATAAATGTTTTGAAGATATTGAAGAGATTAGTTTAATAACACATATAGACCAAAATAAAGGAAAAATAATGAAATTGAAAGATCCTTATATGATAGAAGAACCTATTCCACCATATCTCAAGCCTTTGCCTCAAATTACTCCAGAAAAACCAAATTTAGAAAAAATAAATTCACTATTTCAAGATGAATCTGAAGAAAGTAGACAAAAAATATATGAAAGAAAAATGAAAATTTATGAAGATATGATACGAGATATACAAACATATTCTTCAAGATTAAAGAAATTCAATTCAGAACATGCCAATTATTTAATTTTGAAAAAAAAATATGATGATCATATTCGATCAATTATGAATTTGAGTGTCAAAAATGCTAAAAGAAATGAATTATTAAATAAACTTATAGGTGATGATATCCCAGAAACAGAAAAATGCAAACTAGGACCAAATGAAGATTTATTGAGTCCATTTACGACAAATTATGATCCTTTAAAATCATATCCATTATATCAATTGGAAACAATAGTTAAAATACATGTTAAAGATGGCGAAAAAATTATAAGAACTGACTGTGGAAATGCGATTGATTTATATAATTATATCATTGATTTTTACAATGAAGGAGAAAAACCAAAACATCCAATGCTTCAAATTCAACTATCTGATGAGAATATTGAAGAAATTTTCAAAAAAGTACCATATATAGTGAAAGATTTTAAAGAACCAGATATAAATTTAATCAATATGTTAGGTAATAAACTTGATTTATATTTTGACATGATAGAGTCGCCTGAAACAAAAAAATATGGAATTAATTTTTATTATAATGTATATTTAACAAGAAAGTTTGGAAGTAATATTCAAAATGGCTTTGTTGACGACACAGGTTACAAAACAATAGTATATCATATATGTACATTTCCTACAAAGGATGAATCGATAATTAATGGAGTTTCTACTGAGAGTACAACATATGGTATGATAGAGTTGTTAAATAAATTGTTTGTCAAAAAAAGACTATTACATAATTATAATCCACCATATTGTATAATATCAAATAACACAGATACATTTACATATTCATATATTGCGATAGGAGCAAAACTTATGAAAATGAGATCAATTACAGATTGGATATATAAAAATAAGACAATAAGAAAAGAATCAGAAATTTCTCAATTGTTTGACGAAATATATGAAGATTTGTCATATTATTAAGTTGAAAATTTCATATTTGCTTGACCACCAATAATTTCAAATAAATTATAGCAAAGTGCATATAAACTTAAATCATAATTTGTATTAAAGTTATAATTGAAGTTTTGCAATTTTTGTTTCAATATTTGATTGTTATCATCTTGATTTAGCCAAACATGTAAATCAGTTTTGAATAAAGCACCATTATAATATCCTGACAAAATTTCTTTTTCTGGATATAAACTAAAAGCATATGTATATATCCCATTTTTAGGTACGACGGTATGATTTTCATATGGTTGTATCATATTGAAATATTTTTCAGGTTTTTGTTCTAATCTTTGATTATTGAAGAAATTTATAGAAGCATCTACCATAATACCTTTTTTGGTTTCCGGAAAAGTAGGTGAAAAATTTGAAAAATCATTAAAATTGTGAATATCATCTCTTCTAAAAATCCAAATAAATTCTTTTGTGGGTAAATTTGTATTAAATTCTACTTTTTCGTTTTGAATAATTCCTGATCTAAAAGTATACTTGATTTGTTCTGCAAGATAAGTTATTTTTGGTTTGTAACAAATTCTTAATCTTTCTTCATTTTCAAGAAATATGTATTTTGCTTCTACATATGGGTTAAGATCATAATCATTATTTAAAAAATCTGAAATTGTTATATTTGTACTATTAATCTCGTTATAAAATGTGGGACTTATATACATTTGTAAACTATGAGAAAACACTTGATAAAGTTTTTCGGATTCTTCAAGTTCTATTGAAAGCTCAACTTCATATAATTGCATTCGTATTAAAGGTAATGCTAATGCTGGTGTTTTTGTGAACCAAAAATTGAGAGGTATCACAATTTCTCTTTTTGGAATGGAGGGATTTGGTGAAATATTCACGTTACCATCTGGTTTAACACTCTCTGGATAATAAAAATATATAAATTGATTATTTTTTATTGTTACCCTATCATTGCTTATTCTAGGATTATATACTTCAGGAACATTTCCTATTAATGTATCAAAATTCTGATGAACTGTTGTAAGTTCATTCCAAATATTCATCCATTCGCCTGTTATTTCATCGATTGTAATAGATCCATTTAAAGTAATAACTGCTTTTTTCATTATAATGGTTCCTATATTTTCAACCCATCTGAAACGATATTCATCACTTGAATAAACTGCTGGTAATGTAAAACATAAATTTAATTTACTTAAAAGATCTCCATGTCTTCCAATTTTACATTTGATAGTATTTGAACTTCTATTAAGTTTATTGCTATTTACAGAAACAAAATCAAGCAATCTTGATTCCATAGAAAAATTTGTGTGTCTTTTGAAAGCATATTCATAAAAACTTATTTGTGGATTACCTACCAAATAATTGTCTATTTGTCCTGTTGATGCTAATTGTAATAAACCACCACCCATTTATATATAAATGAACGGCAATATCTTATATATATTTAACATTTAAAAAGGCTTTGGCATATTGTCTTCATTTGTTCGAGAATATGGAATATTCAATGTATCATTGTTATTATCTCTTGAAATCTTAATAGGTTCAATTGGAAATTTCTCATTGTATAATGACATTATTTCTTTTGAATCCAAACTATAATTAAAATATGTAAGGTTTGCTATTTTTATGATTTCCTCGGTTTCTACAGAATTGTCTACATTAACATAAAGTTTACCTCTATTGTGTTTCATTGTTGTCGAACCATAATTGCCATTATGTGGAGATTCAACATTTCTATCTAAAATAACAACACCATTTAAATATATTTTACAAGAAGTCTTATTTTTGTATAAAATATCATTTTCTGGATTGGTTTCTCTGAGAACGACAGAAATCATAAACCATTTTTTATCATACATTGGTTGATTCAGTTGATAAACTCCGAGTAATCCTTTATTTTTATCATACATATTGTTGCTATTACAGTTTATTACATTTTTTCCATATTCGCGAAAAGAGTCAGGTGAAGTTAATGTGTTATATTCAACAATTAATGCAGAACCATCATTTGTTAATCTTAGAAGGGGGTTTTTGACAAGATAATACTCTTTTTTTGATTTCAAAATACAATTAGAATCGTTTAAATATGGCAATTTTGCTTTATTTCCTCTTAATATTAATATAAAATCATCATTATCATTTTGACCCTTTATATTATCATGATCTATATACATCCAAAAATTGTATGAATATTCAGCACCACCTTGTTGATTTACAGAAGGTGATAAATCTTGAAAAGATGAAGCATTTTTATTATAGGTTTCAACCTCTATATTTTGAATATCGCCTTTAAAATCCATAATTCCTTCAAATATTGGAACCTTTTTTTTTATGTTGTTTTGAGAAAAACTATTTATTATTTCTCTATTATAAATGACATATGCTACAAAAGTCAAGAGTAAAACAGTGAATATTGCAAAAACAATTTGAACAATATTGACAAAATTCATATAATCTATAATATTACTACATTTTTATTCTATTTTATATATCGGATATTGTAGACCATAACTTGATAAACCAAGAGAAGCAAGTAAACCATCCAATGGTCCTTTATTATAATCATCATAAATGTCTTTATTATTTAGATCATAATTGAACATTGTTATTTTTGAGATAAGTCCTGAAAATCCAGGACCCATTGATGATTCGAATGATCCTCCTGTATGTAAATCACCCATTTTATCTAAATTTAAATTATGTATTTTGACCTTAGTACCAAAATCGTTTGTTTCGTCAGTTGAAATGATTTTTGAAAGATCACCATCAATATATGCAGTTATAGTTCCTCCATTGGAGTTTTCATTTACTACAATACCAACATGTACCCATCTTTGTAAAGGAATATATGGGATTGTAATACCTTGTTTCATAAAATTGCTTATTTGCATGTCATTGGCACCTTGGAGAGTTGTCAAATTTGAAGACACACTGTCATTATTATTTGCACTAAAACGAACATATAATTTATTTTCATTCTTATCGATGAATATATATGGGCTTGCTGATGCAATATTATCTTCATCTCCGATATGGAAGACGTGTTTGTATGATCCATTATATTTATTTAAATCGTGTATATATATCCAAAATGTTAAAGTTCTTCTTTTACCATTACCAGATTTCACGAAATTTTTAATTGCATACTTACCATGTTTATTACATATAATTGGTCTTTTTGTGGCTTGTATAGTAACACTTGATTGATTAAAAATCTTATTTGAAATAATGTAATGTAATAAATAAGCTACTAATATTCCAACAATAATAACAGCAAATAACCCAATATAAATATAATTATTCATAACACTTTCCATAACATCCTTAGTTTTTTGTTTATACTCGTCAAAAGATAAATTTTCATTCACAAAATCAAATGAATTTTTCATTTTATCTGTTCCAATACTGTCTCCAATCGAATCATTTGATAATTTTGGGGTTTCTGGTAATTCGATTTTACTCATAATATAACTATCTAATTAAAGGAAATAAAATTTCTGGTATTATTTATATGATAATTATTAATTTGATATAACGGGAAATTTGTCGTATAAGCCCTCTTTATATTCTTTTTTTGTAAAGAAATAAAACTCAATATCTTGGTAAAATTTGCAAGATTTGCTCTTTTATTTTTCTTGTTATCGATTTTCAAAAAATCGTAAATTATACTTGTAAAAAAATCGACTACTAAATCTGAAGAATTTGTTTTATACATCAAAATGTCATATAAAATGAAATTTAATAAAAAAGATTTATATAAATTATGACATTTTGATATTGTTATTTTTCGATTCTTTAGTTCTATTATAATATTTTCGTGAAATCTCAATGGAATTACCCATGGATCTGTTAAGACTGTTTTTGTTATATTATTTCTATTAAACTCATTTCCATATAAAATATTGACATTAATTAAATCATCCATATTATCAAAAAATTCTGTTTCACTATATTCAATTTGTTTGATACATTGTGATAAATTTCCATTATTTTTTATAACATTTCTCAAATTACTACTATTGGGAAATAGTTTATTTAAGGTATAATACAGATCATTTTCATCTGGATCTATTAATTCAATTATTTTGCATTTATTTTTAATACTACCGATTCTTCTCATTATTTCAATGGATGAAATACATATTATAGGTATTCGTTTAATTTTCATTGCTGATAAAAATGATACAAACGATGAATTAACTGTTCGATCTATCGTTATAATAGAATCAAAATCATCAATAATCATTATTTTAGGATCTTTATTATTTATTAAAGTTTGCATTAATGAACTTGAAGATGCTTTAGTGATATGATCTATTAAATCTGAACTATTCGAACAATTATTTGAAGATATATAATTAACATAAAGATTAAGTTCTTTGCAAATTTGTTTAACAGAATATGTTTTACCAATTCCTGAATTTCCAGATATGAATAATACATCATCAAATGATAATTTTAAATTGTAATTTATAGTTTTGGATCTTATCCAAGATATGATTTCTTTATATTTATCTTTATTACCACATAAATCCATATAAATATTATATTCATCTTCTTTTTAATACATCATCATTTGTAATGATATTACTATATAATAACAAAATACAGAGAGAACACTTAAAATAACTTCCAAATTTATTAATGATGAAGATTTTGAATTATTATCATAATCAAATGCTTTTAGATTTCCATTAGCATCAAATATCATTGCTGGTTTGATAATAATTAACAATGAAACCAAAACAATATAAAGTAAAATTGTATATACTATTCTACTTGTCATTTATCTAATAAATAAATATATTAATTTATTAAAGAAGGTAACAAATGACATATCATCATATTTTTTCAATAATAGCAATGTTGATATTTATTATTGTATTGGAAAAAAGTTTATCACTTGAACATTTTGTCAACTATTATTCTTTAGATACCGTTGATAAAAATTACAATAATGATATTTTTAATAACACTATTTTATTAACAAATAATGACAAACATGGTGATATTATAAATGAAATTTTAAATAAAGATAATTTAAAAAATATGATCAAATACATTGAAGGAATGAAATGGAAGAATTTATGGAATCATAATATTACAGATAAAATTGAAAAGGAAAATCAAAAAGTTTTGAATTTATTAGATAAAAAATTGAATAAAAAATATTATACAACTAATTATCAAATTAACAAGTTTAAAGAAAATCATCATGATCACAATAAATTAATTATTGACATAGATGTTTCCATATGCAATGACGAAATCCCACACTTATATCATTTTAATGTTTTATATTATATCAATCTTATAAATAAAGAAATTCAAATTATAATCTGTAAATTAATTGGAAGAATAAAAGATAATGCAAACTTGGATTATCACAATATTGAAGGCAATAATGAATTTAAATATATTGATTTTAAACCAGATATTAACAAAATCAATTATGACAATTTGATCATAAATGAGAAGAAAGAAAATGAAAAGATTATTGATATATTATACCATGAATTTATGATAGATGATCAATATGATAATGATATGAAAAAAAATATATATTTTAAGAAAAATCACGATTTTATAAAACAAATGTTTAAAAAGAGTTTGATTCAAAAAGATATGTCAAATCACAAGTATAAAGAAATAAATTCAGAATATGAAAATGTCTATTAGTTGATATAAAGAATTACTATAATAAATTTGTAGAATGATTTTATTTTATAGCGAATTTTGTCAACATTGTAAAATTTTATTAGAAACAATAGAAAGACATGATAAGAATAAAATAGTGAAAAAGATTTCGATAGATACACTTAGATCATTAAAAAAAGCTATTGATCCTCAAATACATTCAGTTCCAGCACTTTTTATAAAGAGTACAAATGAATATATATTTGGCAAAGCTGTATTTGACTATTTACTATTACCAAATAGGGGAATTCTTTTTACAAATCAAACAACAAAATCAAATAATGATAATATATCTAAGACACAAGAGTGTAATTCTGAACCATCTGCATTTACATTAGGTTCAATATATTCGGAAAGTTTTTCTTCACTTGAAAATGAAGATCAAATAAATGATAAAAACTATACATGGGAATTAATTGGTTCTTCGTCTGAAAAATCAGAAATTGTAACAATATCTAATACAGATGATGAAGGAAAGAAGAAAAGTTTACCTTCTCTAGAAGATCTTATGAAACAGAGGTCTAATGAGATATAAAAAATATATATAAAGAGTTTTTATTATATAAAAAACAGTTCAAGGGATGAGTTCTGTTTTTATTTTCAATCAATATTATATTGACTTATTAAAAAGAATAAAATCTCGTTGTAAAGAGAACAAGGAAGATGATAATTCAAGTCGTGTTTTAAAAAGTATCAAGGCTACATATTCAACTCTTGACAAATCATCACATGAATATATTGATTTTCTTAATAATCAAATATCAGAAGATGATTGGAAATGTTTTTTAGAAGATGACGATTGGATTAAAAACAATCAGAAAACACAACTTTATAACGATATATCATTGGATGATATCACAAAACTATTTGAAGACGATTATTTACAATTACATTTTTTGAGTGTTTTTTATATTTTTAGAACTGAAAGAGAAGAGGAAGAAAATACAACTATTGTGAAAATACTTCAAAGTCCCGATGATGAAAAAATCGAACAATTAAATGATGGTAATATCAAGAAACTTATTTTGAGACTATCTAAATTGCGTAATGAAAAAGTAAAAGAAAAATCTGGAATAGATATGAAATTTATAGAAGATACAACTCTTGGTAAACTAGCAAAAGAGATTATTCAAGATATTGATATTGGAAAGATGCAAAAATCAATTGACGAAAAAGGTGATGTTTTAAAGGCCATAGGTGATCCCGATAGTGGATTTGCTGAAATAATAACGAGTGTAAGTCAGAAAATGGCGAATAAAATTTCAAATGGTGAATTAAAACAGGAAAATATCATTCAAGATGCGGTAAAATTAGCATCATCGATGCCTGGTTTAATGGGTGGAATGGGTGGATCCGGTAAAAACGATACACCTGATTTATCAAGTATGATGCAAATGATGTCATCAATGATGGGAAATAATAACATGCAGAACGTGTTTAAGAATATGGCAGGAGCTTCTGGAAACAAGAAGAAGGGTCAAAGACCAGTTTTTAACGAAGGTGCATTGAAAAAAATGGCAGCTGCTAAAAAAATGAAAAATAAACTTCGAATGAGACAAAATGAGAAAAACGATAAACCAGAGTGAAATAAAAAAGTTCAAATTAAATAGATAAAGGTGTAATATGTTTTGGACGGAAGAAGTTTCAATATTATTGACTCCTACATTAATACCAACGGATTACATGTCTTTTGATGAGAAACTGAATACATTAACTAGACTTGTAATTTTTATTTGTTTAATTGTTTCTTTAATAACTCAAAATATAAATATTATAGTATTTATGTTTATAATCATATCATTAATTGTGATTGTATATAAATATAGTGAAAAATATAGAGATGAGGTAACAGAGGATTTTTTCAATGAAAATGATTTAGAAGTTGTTGATAATCAAGTATGTGTGAAACCCTCGATAAATAATCCATTAATGAACCCAAATATTATACATTTAAGAGATTATGATAAATTAAAAATTTCAGGAGCTTGTCCGTCATATAATGAAAATATTGGAAATCAAATAGAAGAGATATTTGATAAGAGTAATTTCATAAATTCAAACGACTTATATAACCGTTCTTCTTTATTAAAGAGACAGTTTTATACAGTACCTGGAGACACTATACCAAATAATCAGAATGAATTTGGACATTGGCTATATAACAGAGGTCCTTCATGTAAAGAAGGTAATTTAACTAGATGTTATACAAATATGCACAGAGATATTAGATTATAAATTATTTTTTTATTTATTTGAATAAGATAGAATAATGACATCTTTATATAATGCAGAGATACAGTTGAACTCTGATAAATGTTGGATGAATGCCAAAGATACCAATAATAATAAAATTGAACAATATTCATTGTATTACAATGAATCTTATAAAAATGATACAGAATATGGAAGTTTTCCACAATTTTCATATGATCATGTAAATTTAAATGGAAGAACCGGATATGGTGTTACAGATGATTATTTAATAGATGTTTATTCGTCATTGAGAAATTCTCAAGAATCTATGACTCGTGACAGATGTCCGGTACAACTTTCAACTAGAATATTCGCAGGAGGTCCAAAATTAACTGGGAAATGTAGAAATATAAATATGGAATTAGATATTATGTGTGGGACAGATACAAATCTTGATCCAAATTATAAAATGGTCGATGAAGTTATTGGATCCTCTGCTACTCAAAATGGTGTATGTAATAAACATATTATGGAAAAAACCACAAATGTTCTAGCACCTTTATTAGATTGTGTAAAAGAGGTGCAAAATCCTGATCATATTGTTCCTACATGGACTAGAGGAGGTGAAGATACTCGTTCATATGTAAATAAACAAAAATATAATAGATGTAATAGAAAATAAAAATCTATATATATTTATTAGATAATGAGTTTTAATAGAAGCAAGTATGATAATTGCTCTTATAAACAAAATTTACAAAACAATGTTAGTACCTTAAGTTATGTTCTTTCTCCTATGAATTTTGAAAGAGCTGATAAATGCAGACATCAATTAGGATTTGTCGGCGGTACTTCAGTTTCCCATATTAAAGGAAATATGGTTGATTTAGAAAGTGAATTAAGAGGCCAAACAAGATATATATCTAAATGTCCTGATAATTTATATGTTCCAACCGATGATGGAATTATCAAAAATGATAAAACTGATCCAATCGATACAACAACTATTCATTTACCTGCTTGTCAGTCAATAATGTATAGAAGTATTCCAAAACCCCCTCAAATGGAATATAATAAGTGTTAATATAAAAAATATATTTCATTAATAGAAGATGAATCAACCAAATGATACAAGAATTAATTATGATAGTTGTAGTTACACTGAAAAATTGAAAAGAACAATTGGACCTGGTTTATATTCATTAAACACTCCTTATAATGATTGTTCAGATTGTGGTGGTTTTCCTGATGATCCATCATTAAGATATCAACATTATGGTCCTAATACTTGTATGATGAAAACTGCTATAGATGATTCAAGTGAATTACTTGGTATCAATTATAGATTAACAAAATGTAATGCTGAAGAATATTTTCCTGGTAAATATCAAAAATCAAGTGGATGCTCTGTTGAAAATTATAAAACAAGAGAATGTTTAGCTCCAAGAGAAGATACTCGATTATCAAATCCCGCTTGTTCTTTGAGAGGTACTGGAATAAATAGATGGGAGTGGTTATGTTATGATCCACAAGCAAAAGCAATTGAAGATTTTGACAGAGTTCCTGTTAATTATCGTATGGTGGCTAAAGATAATCACGTTCCTCTAATTGAAGAACCAATGGATCAAACATTGTGTTTCCCACAATATGATGGTAATATCAAAATGGCGGACGAAGCCCTTAAACAATGGCAAAAAGGTAGTGCACAAGATATGTATGCGCCAGGTAATCCATTAGGATCTATTAATTACGGTAGATCTTGTAAATAAGTATAAAGGTATTTATTTTTCTTTAATATATACATGATTTTGAAAAAACATATATATATCAATGATATTGAAATGTGTGAATTGGTTAATAATAATGATTTAAGATTTTTTAAACATCAAAAATATCTTTTAAATAGAATGTTAGATACTAATAATGGTTTTTATGTAAAATATTTTACTTGGGATTCTAATATTTTATTAAATGACTTTGAATTGTGTAATAAAATCAAACATATAAATGTTATTAAACCATTATGTTATTTTGAATTTGAGGACGATATCATTGATTATCTCGAAAATACTAATTTAAGAAAATATCAAGAATTATCTGTTATAATTTCAGAATATTATGATCCTGTAAAGGAAAATATAGAAAATAATGTAATATTATTACAAATTATTCTATTACTTCATTATATATTCTTCAATTTTAACATTTGTTTCAAAGATATTAATATTGATAATATTTATCTACAAAATCTTAATAAGCAAAAAAATTTGAAATATAATTTTTTAAACAAATCTTTTCAGATTCAAACAGAAAACATTATTATATTTGATGATTTTTATAATTCATTTAAAACTGATAATCAACAATATTTTAATGATTATATTGATAAATTTATGAATAAATATACAAAATTTATAAATCATTTTGATAATATTGATTGTATTGAGAAATTGAATCAAATTATTTTATTTTTACGATAGATATTTTTATGATACTATTTTTTATATATTAATGATAAGAGGGCGAACAATGATGGAATTGGCATCCCAAGACAAACCATCGATGAAAAATATATATGAATCATCATTTTTAGAAACTATTAAACAAGATCAAATGCGACGAGGGAATGATCTTTTTCAAAAATCAAAAGATCCGTTAAGTACAGGTGTATTTCCTTTACATAATTCATCTATTTCATTATCAAAAATGAATAATGATAATAATGTTTCTCTATTAAGTGGAAAAACAGTTGACAAAAAAAATTTTAAACATAATAACATGCAACCTTTTATTAAAGGTAATGTCACACAAAATACCGATGTTGAAAAATTCACAGCGAAATTAGATATGAATACGGGATCTGATAAATTCTTTCAAAAGAAAAAAGAGGTTATAAATGATTTCACCAATACAAATATTGATAATATACATGGAAATAGATCTCAAAGTGATTTTTTAAAAAATCGTTTAAATTCTTCAAAAGTTATGAATAATGTTTTACCATTTGATAAACAATATGTTGGACCTGGTATTAACCAAGGTTTTACAACAGTGGGTAGTGGTGGATTTCAACAACAAGACACTAGAGATCATGTGCTACCGAAAACTATGGATGATTTGAGATATGAATCCAATCAAAGAAATTCAGAATATCAAATACCAATACAAGGGCCTGCAAAAAAAACAGAGCAAAGAGCTGTCATAACTCCTTTAGTTAAAAATAGACCTGAAACAACTTATAAACAAGGTATTGCAAATTGGTTTTTATCTAAAGCATCTATAACAAAAGATACTGCTAGACCAGAATTAGATGTGAAAGATACTCATCGACAAACCACACATGTTGAATATAATGGTACTGCTAAACTTATAAATATGCAAGGTATGTCTGAAAAAGATGATTATGGTAAAAGTAAAATTATTGTTTATGAAAATGAACGCACATGTACATCTGAAACTCCTATTACAAATTTATCAACTACTGTAAAGGCATTAGTTAATCCTGTATTGGATGCTATTCGTTTATCTGTAAAAGAATATTTAATAGAAGCACCTAGAGCTAATGGTAATACAAGTATTCAAATGCCAAATAAATTATCAGTACATGATACTAATGATGTTATGAAAACAACTGTAAAAGAAACAACAATACATGATAGTGAAAATTTGAATTTAACTGGTCCAGATGAATCATATTCAGCATTACATGACACTGCAAAAACTACTGTAAAAGAAACTTTAATACACGACAGTGACAATTTGAATTTAACTGGAAATGAAAAGAATTATTCTGCATTACAAGATGATTTGAAAAAAACTATAAGGGAAACTGTATCTCCATATGATACTGTTCGAAATATTGGAAAAGGTAAATATAGAGTTTATATGCATAATCCAGAAGTGGCTAAAAAAACTATGAAGGAAACAACAATAAAAGGAAAAGCAGAATTGGGTTTTGTAGGTGGTATTATTAATAGTATTTTAGGAGGATATGCTACACAAGAAATAGATATTAGAAATAGTCATAAACAGTTTACTGTAGATAATGAAAATATTGGTATTGCAAAATCAGTAAATGATCATCGTCAAGTTAGTCGTGAAAATGTTGAAAATGCCGAAATTGATGGTGCTCGTGAAAGATTATTAATGGATGCAGGAGGAACACCTAATCCAGGTAGAGTGAATATACCAATTGATAAAGAAAATGTTGATATGAAAACTAATCGATTGGAAACTGATAGTTATGCTGCCAGAGATACAGGAAATATTGGTAAAATTTATCAAATAAGACCTGAAATAAAAGATTGTAATATTACACGAGATGTAGATGATACTAATGCATTTAAAAACAGACTAGATAGTTCTATTTTAGAAACATTGAACAATAACGATTTGAATATAAAAATAAATCCGATACAATCTATAGATAATTGATGATAACAAATATCATTAAAAATGGGACCAATTATTTAAAGGTTCAATTACAGGAAGATAGAATAATTGGTTCAAAAGATAATATTCTGTATTCACAAGGATATATTATAAAAGATGAATTATCTTCACCGTTTTTTACACAATATAATGGCAAAGGAACAATAGCAATTGGTGCGAATTTTCCCAACGAAATTCTACATTTAAAATTAAAACCATCATCAAGTTATACTTTTTCCTATGATAATTTTGCTGCTTGTTCCGTAAATGTTAGATTAACTTATATTCCAAATGAAAATAAAGTAATTATTGAAAACATTTCTAACGAAGTGCAATATCTATGGATTTTTGCATTTGGGAATTTTGAAAAAATCATTTTAGACCAAGAGGAAATTGAAATTAAAAAGGGGCTATTACTTATTTATCATTCATTTATGGAAAAAGTTGAAAAAAATAATTTCATTGTCGTGAAAGGTCCTGCAAAATTTTATATTCAAACATTAATAAAGAATGAAAATAAAGGTGATAATATTATTTCAAATTTTTTACAAAATGTAAAAAATAAAGGAAAAATCAGAAATACTTTGCGCAATATATAAAGTTTTGTTGAAAAATATATATATAGAATGCAAGATTTGGTTGAAACGCGCAAAGAATATATTGAATTGTTACAAGATTTTATTTCGATTCCTTTATCACAAAGAATTTATAATATGTATACTGAGAATAACATAAGAGGTAAAAATGTTTTACAAGAGTTTCAGAAAGAATTAGAACTTATACCAAAATGGAATAATCATATTATTGAAACAGAAACACAAAACATTATTGAAAAGTCTGGATGTAATTATCTTCATAAATTATTGAAATTAACAATATCATCTGGTATCAAAATAAAATTTAGAGAATATGGTCATAATATGCGGAAATTAAAGATGAAAATGCCAACTCTTGAAGATTTTATACACAAATGTTTTATAAACTCTGCGTCATTTTGTTGGAAACACGCTTATCTTTTTACTACAAGTAAATTAACTTCTGTACAAATACAAAATAATATCAATACTATTGAAAATAATATCAGAAAAATGGTTTCCAAATCATTAAGACATTGTATAAATGGTAAGGAATTAATTGAAGAGCTTGAAAGTTTATCCGATAGATCTTTCAGGAAGAAGAGTGTTTCACATATTCATAAGACTCAAATTACAAATAAACATGTAACTCAAGATGATGTAATCGATGATAAGTCAGATGGTGTAATCGATGATAAGTCAGATGATATAATCGATGATAAGTCAGATGATGTAATCGATGATAAGTCAGATGATGTAATCGATGATAAGTCTGATGATGTAATTGATGATAAATCTGATGATGATAAATCTGATGGTGTAATTGATGATAATTCGGATGATGTAATTGATGATAAATCTGATGATTTAATTGATGATAAATCTGATGATGATAAATCTGATGATGATAAATCTGATGATGATAAATCTGATGATGTAATTGATGATAATTCGGATGAAGATAAATCAGATGAAGATAAATCAGATGAAGATAAATCAGATGAAGATAAGTCTAATGAAGATAAATCTAGTGATGATTCTGAAAGCAAATATGATGATTATGATGATGATATTATTGATGACGAAATTAAAGATAATAAATCAAATTGTTTTAAATCAGATGATGAAACTTCTTCACAAGAAAATGAAGATATAAAGGTTGTTCAAATCGATGACTCGAATAAAAGTCAATATTTCAAAAAAAAAGGTAATTTATTCTTCTAAATAATCTTTTATAATAATAAGTTTAATGAAAAAAAAACAAGATCAATCTAATTACTGGTATATGATATTTTCTATATTATTATTGATTTTGATAATAATAGTCAGTATTTTATTATATTTTGTATTAAAGGTTCCTAAACAGAAAACAGAAGTAAAAAAGGAGGTAATATATATAAAGGATAATTCAGAAAAATCGGAAGATATTAAAATATATCCAAAGGAATTGCCTGAATATAATAATGACGATTATCAACAAATTGGATTATTAACTGCAAATGAATCAGATAAAGATCCTATTATATTGCCATTATTTGCTAAAAAATTAAGAAATAATAGAGATAGATGGCAATATTATACTGCAACAGATAAAAATAATATGATGAGACTCCCATTACATCATCAAAATATGAATTGTGATGATTCTATCGGTTGTAAAGAAATATATGATGGTGATACAATTAATGTTGAGATATATAAAAATAGAATATTTACTGCTACTATATATAAGAATCAAACACCTCAATATTTTGCAGATGTTTATTAATATCGTGAAGCTGTCTTTTTAACTTTTATGAGACCAGAATTTTTCTTTTTTGTAAAGACACCTGTATCAAATGGTTCAGAATCTTCTTCATTTTCTATACCCATTTCTCTTCTTTGATCTTCAAGATTCTGTAGTTCCCATAAATCATTGCTACACATTTTGAAATTTGTTTCGCTTGCTTTATACCAGAATACTTGATCTTCTATTTTATTACTTTGTATTTTATTATCAATAACTAGACATTCAAAATTATCAGTTGTTTGTGTCATAACTTGATCAAAAACTTCAAAAGTTGGAAACATACCAGCATAATTTTCATATATCTTCTGTCTTTCTCTGATAATATTATTTCTAAAAATGAATACATAATCTACATTGTTTCTCAGAACAGGTGGTAAACCAAGAGAATGTTGCATTGTTATTAAAAAAAATATCTTATAATGTCTTCCATTCATAAAGATTGATCGTATATTCGTATCATTAATCCATCTTTTATCATATAAACAATCATCTAATATAAGAAAGGCTCTTGAATCAAGTTGAGAATGTCCTGTTTTTTTTAATTCTTTTTTCCTTTCAGTAGATAGATTTATTTGTCTATCCAAGAATTTTTTAATTACCTGTTCTTCACATTCATCATATATGAGCATTTTTGGAATAAATTTTTCAAAATAACCATTTGCTCTTTCTGTTGGACTTATTACAATTCCTACTGGAATCGAACGATGATAATTTAAAATATCTTTCATACAATATGATTTTCCTGTATTTCTTTTTCCAATAAATACAACAACCGAATCGGATGTTATTCGGGATGGATCAAATTTCTTGAGTTCCAATTTCATATATAATAAGAAGATGTGACTATTTTATATCAATTTATTTTTATTGGATCAAATCCTGTATACACTGATTCTTTTATTTGTTTCAACATAGTGTTATCTACATTATCCTTGTCTATTTCATAAGTGACATTTTCATTATCAAATATGAAATAAAATACAATTGTAATCAATATGTAAATTAAACACAATAAACCAATATTTGATATTGTCAACATTTTATAATCTCTCGGATTTTTATTATATTCATTCCATTGTAATATACTAAATAGTGTAATAGAGCATAATAGAGACCATAAATAATACATTACAAATCCTAAAATTATATATGATTTATTTTTTTACTAAATATACTCGTGTTATATAATAAATGAAACTTATGACCAAACATACATATTTCATTGTAAAGAAAATTGGATCAAATAATGTTAAATTAGCTATAGAAAGATGTTTTCGGTTTTTTTTAAGTAGATAAATACATTTTGAGTACATTTCATTAAAAATATTTGAAATTTATAAATCTTTCATGAATATTTGAAAAACAATAAGGAATGTACTCTTTTTATATTTGAGTACATTTCATTTAAAATTCTTTGAAAAATAAAACTCTTTATCAAAATGTAAAACTTTTAGTGGAATGTACTCTTTTTGAAATTATTAAAACAATTTAAAACTTACTCTTATTTTTCTAACAAATGAATGAATTGCAAAAAAAACAAATACAATATTTTTGGACTTTATATGAAAAAGAAGGTCAACATAAAGCAATGACTTGGTTAGAATCACATAAATATTACATAGATTATTGTAATGAAGATATTTCTGAAATTTGTAATAAAATGAAAAATCTATGTCAAAAAGAAAAAAATGATACCTCATGATATTATTTCATAATATCACATGATGACCACATCACAAATTTTGAATAGTTTTAATACAAGTATTGATATTTACAAACAATATACTCTCGATGAATTGCAAAAAAAATTGGAAGAAGCCTATAAAAATGCTATGATTAAAGATAAGTTTATGATTATTGATGTCGAAACATCTGGATTACCAATTAGAAAATCATTCTATAGTACACCAGACCCTTCGATGATTGATCTTTATAAAAATGCAAGAATTGTAGAAATTGCATATATTATTTATGATTCTCAATTTAATATTATTCGAAAAGTTGAAAGTTTAGTAAAACCAGAAGGGTTTATTATTGAAAATTCTCATATTCACAAAATTACTCAAGAAGAAGCATGTCAAAATGGACAAAATATTGAAACTATTCTACAAAATTTGGAAAAAGATTTGATTGATGTCGAGAGAATTGTGGCTCATAATATTGATTTTGATATCAATATCATATTATCAGAGTGTTACAGAAGTAAGAAAAATAATTTGATCAAAAACATTTTCCTTAAACAAAAATATTGTACAATGAAAAATGGTAAATCTTTAATGAAAACTAAGAAATATCCAAAATTAACTGAACTTTATCAATATATATTTAAAAAAGAAGTTATACAGAAACATCGTGCATTATCTGATGTTGAAATTTGTGCAGATTGTTATAGGAAATTGATATAAAAAATGAAAAAAATGATAGTCAAATTAATTCACAAAATCAACAAATGAACTATCAAAGATATGCGATTTTATTGGCAATAGTTTGTACAATATTTAATTATAATCACACTATTGTTTATTATAATAAGTTTGTTCCAGATAATTTTTCAAGATCAAAACTGTTGAATAAAAAGTTCTCTTGTATTAGATATTTTAATAATAATGAATATTATAAATATACTGAAAAAAGATGTCAAGATTACAAATATGATTATTTATTATTTCAATTACAAAAAGCAATTCATATAAATGATTATGTTCTCTATAACATATTCTGTGCAATTTTATTCATACCAGTATTATTTATTTAAACCTTTATTGATTTTTGTAAAATATTTTTTAACCTTGTAATAAACATATCAATATCACTTGGATGATATTCGAAATTATGAAACATATTTTTGAAAAATTTCAAATGATTATACAATTTTTTTTCAGCAATATATGATATATGATCTTCTTCAATAAGTATTTTATCAAATCGTTTTTCATTTTTCAAAATCATATCATATATACAATTTACACCAATCTTTAATTGTTTATGAAATTCATTATTACCAACTTTTGGTGAATCATATAAAAAACAAGATATAATATAATAATATTTGAATTTTTCAATAAGATCATATGCAATAATTGATGCTAATCCTGCTCCAATAGAATGACCTGATATATATATATGTGCAATATCATTATTTTCAGATAATTTATTTATATGTTTAATTATACCATTTTTGATTTTTTCATATTCAATAAAAAGCCCTTTATGAACTTTTACTGATTCATTTATGAATATTAATTTATCATTCATTTGTAAATTAATATTACAATTTGGACAAATGAAAATAGTATTTCCATGTTTTAATAAAAAACAACTAGAATTATCTTCAGATATATAATGTATTTTATTATTTACAATGATATGGTGTATATCTTGTAGATAATCGTTTTTTTCTATTTCATTTAAAAATATTGAAGGCACTTTATTTGATAGTTTTGTCAATAATGCATTTTTATAAAGATCAAGAATAAATATATTATTCATAAAATCTATATTTAAAAGATAAAAATAAAAAATTAATGTTTTTAATTGCTGTAAGCAAGACCGCCCATACCCGACATAATGCGGAGGACATTGTAGTTCACAGCGTATATTGATAGACTTCCAGAAACTCTTGATGATACTGATAAAACAGCAGTATCTATACGAGACATGTTGAGGGTTCCAGAAGGTTGATGTTCTTCGGGTTTAAGAGCAAATGAATATACATTGATACCACCGTGCCAATTAGTAGGTGTATTTTCGTGGTGTTGATAAGGTTGGACACGAGAGAAATAAGTTCCATCGCGTTCTGTCATACGATCATTACCATTTAATTGTATCTTAGCTCTCATCACATGATTTTCATATGAATCGTCAGTATATCTGTTCCATTTTTCCGAAACAGCACTATCAGCATCGGAACGAACAGTCCAAATAAGTTCTTTACAAGGGTGGTTGAAAGTCATTCTAGAACTCTTCATTGTATTAGGATCTGTGCTTAGAGAAATGGTATCAGAACCAGTAAATTGTAATTGTTCAATGAGATATTCGTGTGAAAGTTGAGCAAAGCGTCTGCGTTCATCGGTATCAAGGAAGATATAGTCTACCCACATAGATACATCTGTCATTTCAATCTTGTTAGAATCTGTAGAATTTACAACAATATCAGCTTTAGAAGCATAATTAATATTGATCTTAACTTCATGATATTGGAGAGCAATAAGAGGAAGTGCTAAACCAACATTGCGACAGAACCAGAACTCGAGAGGAACATAAACTTCATATTTTTTGTCCGCTGATAAAACGGTAGATTCTACAACACCATCACTGTTTCTGGTAGCACCAACCATTTTTTCATAACCTTCTTTTTTACCGACAGGCATAGAAAGTTCGTTCCAGATATATAACCATTCAGAATAGTGTTTATCAATCTTCTGTCCACCTATTTCAAGTTCTATGGTTTTAAGTAATTTTTGTCCGAAATAAGGAACTAGTTGAACACCGAGATGAGAAGCAACTACAGATACTGTTGCACCGCTACCACCAACAGATCCGGATAGTGAATAAGTTTCGCCAGAAGTATATCCATAACCTCCTTCATTTAATTCTAAAGCACTAATCGCCCCTTCCGTAACTCCAGTAACTTTAACTGTTCCACCATTTCCTCCATCTATATTTAAGATTTCATTTACGACATAAGTACCAGTACCTCCAGAGCCAAGAGTAACCCCAGAAATTACACCTTCTGTAGAAGCGGTAGAAGTATTTTTGACTTTTCCATTGAAATAAACACGATTAATTAAATCACCATTACGAGTGATTAGAACACTTACTGAAGAACCAAAGTTATTGTTTCCATTGAATGATTGTTCGATAGATTCCATCGCAAAATTAGTGTGTCTGCGGTAAACAACTTTGAAAAAGGTAATTTGGGGATTACCGGTTAAATAAACATCTTGAGCGCCATAAGCGACTAATTGAAGAAGACCACCACCCATTTTATTGTTATATTCTTTATACTATAATAGAAGAAAAAAAAAGAGATATATTATTTTTATTATTAGTTGCT